AATAATTCATCATCAACTAATCTAGGCATGGTTAAATTTGAATCCTATTTAACAATTTAACAACATTACTTAGAGAATTTGCATATGTTAAATAAAAAGGATTTGTACTGGGCATGTTTCCTAGATTTGTTTGAAAAGAATCAGTAGTTTTATTAGAAACATACATCAGTAAAGGATTAAAACCAAAATTTAATAAAGGGCCACTGGTAAATTCTACTTCTAATGCATCACCATTTTCAAAGCCATGATTTGAAATAAATAAAGTTATGATCTCATTTTCTTGTGAATATGTACCTGTATCATTTATGATCGCAACTAATTGTGCAGTATCNACTCCAGAACTTATTAAAATTGAACCNCTATAAACATATCCATAAATAATTGGTATAGGAACTCCACTTGAACTTGTATTTTGTATTCCGCTAAAAGAAAAAGAACCTCTCATTGTTGGGTCTATATTACTTTCTGGAATTGATTCCTGTGGTGCTAGNAAATCTGTTATACCTCCAATCAACATTGAGGTTCCAATAGTTGTTAGGGCTGTAGAAAGAACAGTTGCTAATAATGTAGATCCTAAAACAGTAGCCCCAACAGCAGACCCACCAACAGTTAAAAGAGCGCCAACAACTACTGGTAATGATCCTGTTGCTATGGGAATTATTTGTATATCGCCCTGACCAGACATTGATAAATATTCTTCTGTAACTACCCTTCCACCCATTTTTATTTTATATATTTGATCATTCATATGTTTTTGCACACCTTCAAAATTAGCAATTAAAAAACTCATTGCCTGTTGTGGTGACTTTACCGCAGCTATAAAATATGACTTACCCAAAAATTGCCTTAATTTACCATAAACTCTTATTTTTTTAAGCTGCATATCTATAAACTCCTCGGAGTGCCTGTTGGTATCTTAGGTCAAAAGGTTCTCTACAACTCAAGGCTTTTATATTATGATTTAAAATCATATTATCACCAATGTAAAGAGCAACATGGTCTAAATTACCTGTAATAGATTGAAAAAGCAAAACATCCCCAACCTCTATATTTTTATTAGTCTCTTGTTTTTTAAAATTTAATTTAGGTAAAGCAAATTCAAATTCTGGATTATTTATAAAATCTTTGATCCGTTTTGGTCTTGACCAATATTTAATATTTATATTTTTATTTTCTTTAAGCCAATCTGTAACTATAGACCAACAATCATATTTTCCCCAGATAAATTTACGACCAATTAATGTAGGTGCTTTCCAGCCTGTAGGCTCAAAGCACTCCCAATGATTATGTTCAATGCTGTAAATGTAATATGGAAAACCTAAATGCTCACAAGCCGCTTTATCTGTATCTGATGGTGTTGCAGCCCCTACAGGATGACTATGGATAACTCCAATAACTTCTCCTGTATCTTCACATTCTGCCCAATCATCAGGATCAAGTAAAAAAAATTCAAATTTTCCTTCTGCTAAATTTTTACAAGGCCAAAAAGTTTCTTTACCTTTTATTATTGCAAGCAAACCACAAGCCTCTGCAGGTGCTTGTTGTTTTGCATATTTTATAAAAGATTCTTTCCAATTCATGATTAAAAATTAACAAATGTACCAACACCACGGAAATCGGCTCTAGTTACAAGTTTTTTAGGGGCAGAAATACCAAACAGATCAAAAGAACTTAGAAGTTCAAATTGTACGATATTTCTATTTTCAATAGTTTTTCTTTCAATAAAATAAACTTCCCTTGGTAATTCAGCAGAAGGATCAACAGAACCACTTTTGTATGGATTTACACTTGATGGGAAATTTACTTCATCTAAATCTTGACTTAACGCTCTACGTCTTGTCACTTTTGCCCCTGCCAGATCAGATAGTGCTGTAATTTGATTTGTAAGCTGTAATATTGCTGTAATTGTTCCCAGTAAGTTTGAAAGAGTTAAAGTTGGTCTTGGCAATTTACCTTTCCCAGAATATTTAAACCCATCTGCCTTTACAGGCATTCTTGAATAAGTGTTGGATTGCCATACAATATCTAAACTATCTTTCATATTATTTCCACTATGAAATAAATAAACAGTGGGATTTGCTATTGTTGCATTTACATTAAAAGAAACATTGCCACTTGTTGATTGCGAAGTTGTACCAGTAACAGTGAATGTATCTGTAGTTGGTACTGATTGTATTGTATAAACCCCATCAATTCCAGTTCCAGAAGTAAAATCAAGACTCAAGATAAGACCAGTAGAAAAACCATGGCCAGTTAATGAAATAGTAATAATTGTTCCAGCACCACCACTTCCATTTGATTGACTATAAGTAGCTGTTTTTGCTGTTTTTGTATAATGAATATCAGCTTTTAATTCTACTGAATATAACTCAATAATAGATTTATTTGTTAACCCTTGAAGTGCGCTTGTAGGTATAGCCATTTATGGTTCAAATACTTCTCTAAAAGAACAGTTTATTATAGCCCTGTTGTTGTAAGGAATTGATTTTGTCCAAGAATCACAAACATACTGACCAGCCCCAGAAAATGTGAAATCAACATTTGTTGGACTTGTAACCAATGCACTGTCAGCAGCGGTTGAAGTCAATGTAAAAGTATTTTGATCTACGGCAGTTACAACAACATAAGATCCATCTGTTGGCCCTGAACTAAAATCAACTGTCAAAACATCACCTATTGCCACACCATGATTTGCAAAAGTGACAGTAATAATTGTGCCAGCACTTCCAGAACCATCTGATTGAACAAAAGTTCCTGTTTTTGCACTGAACCCTTCTGCTGGGGGTGTAAATGTAAAACTCGCCTGATCTGCAACCCTGCTTCTTAAAAACGCTTCTATAACATCTGAATTAGTCTCTGACACATTAAAAGTAAGATCATATACTTTGGGGTCTTGCGATAAAGGAAGGCCATATAAAGCCCTGAACTCATAACCATCACCCAAAGAAGTAACTCTTACTTTTGGTTTGCTTTGTTTTCTCATCCCATAAGTAGGATCTATTGATGGAAATGTAGCCATTATCTATTTAACAAACCTCCAGACCTTTGTTCATCAATTATAGTTGCCTGTACAACAGAAGCAATTAAACCGCCTAACTGATCGGCTTCTGAACCATTACCAGCGACAGATGAACCTGTTGCATCTACGTTTACTGTAATCATATTTGTTGTACCACCGCCGCCCCCTAGTGCATTGTTAGGAATAATAGTACCAGCGGTTTTTGGTACAAACAATTCTGGCCCTCGCTCCCCGACAACTGAAGCTTTACCGACAGGCGGGCGACCACCATTTGCAAACAGACCACCTAATAAACCGCCAGCAATATTTCCTAAAAATCCACCTAATCCGCCTTTATTTTGTTTTTCTCCAAAACTCTCTCCAAAATTCCCTAATAATTTGTCAATTTGAGCATCAATAATTTTATTTCTAATTTTATTTAATACATTTGTCATTGCTTCCCCAAATGATTGTGCGCCAGTAATTGCATCTCTTAAATTATTTTTTATACTGCCCTCTATTTCTTCTCCTACAGCGGTCATTGCTTCTTTAAGTTTTTCTGCTGCTTCTTTATTTTTTTTGATTAAATCTTCTTGTTCTTTTAATTTTTTATTTTGGATATCAAGTTCTTTTGACTTCAGAATCTCAATTTTAAGTTTTTCTTGAATTGGGAATAATAATTTTTCGTTAGCTACAAGTTGTCTGTTTAAAGATTGTAAAACTCTTCTATTACTTGTGCCTTCATTTTCATCTATTTTTTTTAATATTTTTTGTCTTTCAATAAATAATTTATTAAATTCACTTTTTAACATTTGCATATCACCTTCTTTCAATGCTTTATTAAAATCTCGTTGTTCTTTTGCCGCTTCAATTATTTTCGTAGTCAGCCGACCAACAAGCAAAACAAATGCACCGATTCCAGTTGTTGCTATAGCAGCTTTAAATGCTACTAAAGCAAGTGCAGCTTTTGTAATCCCACCGGCAGCAAGAAAAGCCGCAGCGGAAGCACCTGTTAAGCCTGTTGCAGTTAAAACAGAAGAAGTTGCAGCAATTAGTAATTTTGCAGCCAACCCAGCAAGCCCAGCAATAACGGCTGGAACTACTACTGAAACTCCTTTAATTGCTATGGCTATACCAGCAAAAATCGCCGCTGTTTCTGCTATTGGTGAATCTATAAATTTAATTACAGCTTCAGTAAGTGCTGTTGTCGCTTCTGTAACTTTTAAAATAGCAGGTAATAATTTGCTGCCTAACGATAACTGTAATTCTAAAACTGCATTATTAAATTTTTTAAAAACTTCAGCGGGTGAAGCATCCATGATTGCACCAATTTTATCTGCGCCTTCTTTTGCTGATTTTGCCAATGCCCTTAAAACGACATCAGCAGTTAGTAAACCTTTTGATGCAAAATCTTTTAATTTACCCGCAGCAATACCAGTTTCGTCTGAAATCGCTTTTAAAAGTTGCGGAACCTGTTCTGCAATTGATCTAAATTCATCCCCTTGTAAACGCCCAGAACCTAAACCCTGCGCTAATTGAGTAAACGCCGCGCTTGCTTCTGTAGCATTTAATCCTGCCAATTTTGCAATGGTATTAAAACCTATAAAAGTAGTTTCAATATCTTTTAAAGAAATACCAAGCGGTCTTAATCTTGCAAATATATCTGTTACTCCTTTTGTAGCTTCAATAATTGATAAGTTAAATCTGTCTTGCGCTTTTGTTACTAAATCTTGAACCGCAGCAAATTCTCCAAATTCAGAAGTTAAAACCTTCATTCTTAATTGCAACGCTTGAAAATTTGAAGCCGTGCTAACAGCTTGTTTTGCAACCGCTGTTATAGCAACGCCCGCAATTGCTGTTTTTAATGCTCCAAACGATCTTTGTAACCCTGTCGATTGTGCCTGTACGCCCTTTAACGCTCTAGTGGCTTGACTAGCATCAACTGTAAGTTTTACATTAGCCTGTGCCACAAATAAAAAAAGCCTTTATTATATCTTACCTTCTATTTGCCTTTTGACGATTTATTTCCCTTTTTTCTTTTTCATACTTAACTTCATAATATGCAGCCCAATATATTAGTTCCTCTTCTGTTAAAGAAGAACGTAATTCTTTTATTGTTTTACTTAGTTCTGTTGCAAGGAAAAATTCAAAGTTAAGCCAACTATCCCCATTTAACCTTTTTTTGCTGTATCAATATCAAGCTTAATATCAAATAAAAATAGTTCAATTTCATTTAATACATTTTCAGGAAGTTCTCTTTGTAGGTTTGGGGCATCTGCAATATTAAAAGCCTTTGTACCGTCTTCTAGTTCTGCCATTTCACAAAGAAGATGCGTTGATATAGTCAAGGCTTCGTCTGTGCCTGCTACGCCCTGAGCGCGTTGTCTATCGTATCTTGTTAAAGGTTTAAAATATAAATCAACTACTTTTTCGCCTTTTGCATTTTTAAATTCATATTTGCGTCTAGCTGACATCTGATCGCCATACGATTCAGTCAGCAGGTCAATTGTTCTTTTGTTTGGCATTTAGTTTGATTAGTAGACTAATAAACTTAATGTATCAGATAGCGCTGGTTATTGCACCACTTGTGATAAAGCTAATGTTAATTATTTGAACTTCCCCAAGGGTTGCTCCATATTCTGCATTAGTAATAATCCCTGCAAAACCAATTTTTTTTGCTGAAGTTGAACCATCAGGAAATAATTCAAATAATGCGTCAGCATTATCTCCTGTGGTTAAAACATCATCAATAAAGGTTGTATAGCCTGTGCCTGTTTCGTCAGGGTTATATAAAAGTTCTGCTGAACCTTCACCGGAAATTAAACCACCAATAAATGTTTTTGAGGTATCGGCCTGTTTTGTTGTTTCCATTGTGTCTTTTGTTATAGACAAAGACCAGCTTCTTGTTTGTCCAACGGCAGCTTCAGTACCGCCAGTATTTTCAAACATGATTTTTCCTACATCGCCCTTGATAGCCATAACAAAAAGAAGTATTTATTTTATATTAACCTTTTTTCTGATAATTTTCTATTTCTTTAATAAGTTTATCTTTGCTTTGTCTTTTATCTAACTCAATTCCTAACTCTCTACCTTTTTCTTCTAGTTCACCTTTTGTCATGTTTGATATATTTTTTTTTAGATTTTCCATATATCTTTTACAGCGCCCATCCCAATAAGCAGGGTCGCGCCTGCCTTTTACTGCTTGGATTACATCAAGCATTTCTTCAGTAATTACAAGTTTTGGCATAATTAAAGTTCCTCAAAGATTTCAAAGGTCATTCGCAATTGCGTTTGAAACTGACCCTCTGGATTTGAATTATCTATAACTTCAGGCCCGATTGGGCTGTCGAAGATTACATCTGAAACTGTAATTCGATTATATAAATCTCGCAATCTTTTCCCGATTGTGTAATTATCGCCTGAACCTACTCCCTGCGGTGTAAAGATATTTAAAACAACAATTCCATTAACTCTATTTGTTCCGCTTGCGTTTCCAAGCGTTAAATAATTACTTTCGCCAAACGTTGTAAGGCATTGAACAAAGGTTGTGACTGCGCTACTATCAAACGACATATTATGAAAAACAACAGGAATTGCGGGGCTGCTGGCAAGCTCTGTTGCGACTCTTTCTTCAATTGTTGCTCTTACTGTGTTTAAATTTACTGCAGCCATTATTTACCCCTGATTTGTTTGTAAAGGTCTTGTATTTCATTTGTAAGTTCTTTTGCTAATAAATCAAGATGTCTTACCTTTAAACCTTGATTGCTTCTATATGTACTACCCCAAGACGGCGGTAAACTTGTTCCAAACATAACAGGTTCTGCATATGGAACATTGTTGTGAATATTATATTTTTTTCTAAAATTTTCTTTACCTAATTGATAATTCAAAGCTTTGGGAGGTCTAACAACAGTTCCTTTACCAGAAGCGCCATATTTGCCTTCTGGGGCGGGTGCGCCGCTTTCTGCGTTTTCTCCTATCTGCCAAGAAACAGCAAGCCTTCCTGAGTCTACTGGCGAGCCTTCCTTGACAATGCGATCACCCGTTAAAACTGTTACAGATAACAAAGCATTGATTTGTTCCTCTGAATAATCACCGATTTGATCAATTCGTATTTTTCTCATGTTCTTAAATAACAAACAAAAGTTAATTTATCATTTGCAAGTTGATTAGTTTCCACTCTAATTATTGAATAAGTAACAGAACCAACAATAACTTTATCTTTTGTTGTTGGAGTAGAAGAAAGACTTGCTGCGGCAATATTAATTTTTTTATCTGTTGCTTCAATTAATTCATTAACCTCACGATTATTAATATCTTCAAGAACACCTCTTATAGAAGTGTCTGTATTTGATTCTGTAATTACACCTGTAGTCGTGTTATAAGACCCTGAAGAAACAGCCCTAAAGGTTATATCAGCGGATAGCTTTTTATTTGTTAAAACTTTTTTTAATGCGTTACTAATACTCATAATCTATAAACAATAACAGTACCACTATCAAGTACAACAACAGAAAATGGGCCAAAAAATTCTGCGCCCGCTTTTAATTGAATTGATTTATGGTCTCCAAAATATGCTGGTAAAATACTATCAAAATCTGTAATATCATCAACCGATGGAACTGAATCAAAAAGTTTTCCAACAGTGATTACAGAATCCTGTAATGCCACCATCTTACCAAAACGACCAGTGTGGGTACTGGTATCATTTATTATCTTAGCCGCTGGAAAATATGTTTTCACAATAGATAAGCAATTACAGTTCCACTTGTAAGGGTAATGCTTGTTATAACTCCTTCTATTTCAGCAGTGGATTTAAATTGCAAAGAAGTTAAATCGCCTGTGATATTTTCAGAGACAAGAGTAGCAATAACAGAATCTTGTAATGCAGCTACTTTTCCAAATCGTCCCGTATGGGCTGCTGTATCATTAATAATTTTCGCCGCTGGGTAATAGCCCATGTTTTAACTCCTTTTAATTGAAATGTTAGCAGGCCCAGA